CCTTATTAATCTTTAAGTCAAGGTTTTCTTCTAATAACTTCATCTCTTCTATAAGCTCTCTTGAGTCTTCTTTTTGTCTATCTTCCACGTCATTTACAATTTCGGTTATGTGTCTCACGTCTTGCTCAACGTTGCGTAAATCCGTTTTAAGGTCATCTTTAAGTTCACGACTAACCTGACTTATTAGGTCTATTTCGCCTAATATAATTTCTAATTCGCTTTTCAAAGCGTCTAGTTGCTGAGATACGAGCTCCACTTGTGCATCTGTTTGTGTCTCTACGAGAGCAATCTTCTTGTCAAATCCACTGAGGTCCGGGGCAGTATATGCCTCAATCTTAGCAGACATATCTTGAAATTTTTTGAAAGCCTCAAAACCACCATATAAAACACCCACAGCACTACTTAGTGCTAAAACAATTGCCATCATACGTCCTCCTTTAAAGGAGACACCACCTATTGAGACTTCTGCCACTGTGAGTTCACCATATCATTCATTATTTGATCTTGAGCCATGTTAAACAAAATACCATATTGATCCTCTATTGTCTTGTTTAAATATTGTTCTACGTTTGTATCTTGAATATAAGATTGTGTATCAAAAAATGTTTTTGTATTACCAAGAATTTGCATAACAATTAAAGTTTTAGTTTGTGCAACATCATCGTATCTATCCTTGTCATCAATTTTTTTAACTATTTTAGATGCTGCTTTTTCTTTTGATGTAGTTTCTTTTTCACTCTCTTTCTTTGGCTCTTCTTTCTTTTCTACTTTTTTAGGTTCTTCCTTTACCTCTTCCTCTATTTCTTCAGGGGCCTCCTCAACTTCCTCTACTTTTTCAGGTGCTTCTTCGACAGTCTCTTCAGGTTCATTTTCAACAATTTCAGGTTCTTCTTTAATTTCTTCTATCTCAGGTTGAGTGTCTTCAACTTCTATTTCTATTGGCTCAGGCTCAACTTCCATAGGAGGAGCTATTTCTTCTGTTGAAGCCATCATGTCAGGTGGTGGTAAATCTAGATCCATCTCCATTTCAATCTCTAAAGTTACTGTTTCTACATTGACAGGTATTTCAAAATCCATATTCATATCAGGTTCAGGTAAGAGTTCCATTGGAGGTGGAGCATCAAAAGTAACATCATAAGAAATTTCAACATATTCGAATTCTAATTCTATTTCTGCCATTTCCATCTCAACAGATTCATAAGTTACCTCTTCGTATTCAGGTTCAAAAGGCATGAACTCTATCTCACCAATATCATTGGTAGTTATGTCATTAAATTCAAAGACTTCTTCTGCAAAGTTGATCTCTGTATCTAAAAGATTGAGATAATATATTTCTTCTACTGTAGTTATTTGTTGAGTAATAATTGTATTAATTACATTATAAAATACGTCCACACTAACATCATCAAAGACAGGACCCACAGCTAGATTAATATCTCTACCACCTATCTCAATAGTAACTTTATTTAATACACCACTGAAATCGAAAGACCCATTATAAGATTGATAGCCTGTTGATACTCCACTTTCAGACAAGATGTCAGTGCCTGAAAAGACCTGACTATTTCCGTTAAGTCCTGTAATGTGCATGTATATTCGATCTTGATCATCCTGTTTATCTACTTCTATAGAGTATTTAACTTCACCACCGTTACTGATATTTAATTCAGAAAAATCAACCGTCTGTATAAATGTAGTGCCCATTCCTGAAACACCCATGGTGGATGTAGAATTACCACTACCTGTAATTTGAGCACATTTATCAGAGCCTAATCCATAACAATTATTTCCTGTTGGCATTGAAGCAGGACCTTGTCCTCCCCAATCGATATCCATATCTCCCTCTTTACTTGATCCTACATATCCGTTTGAGCCATCAAGTATGTTATCAGAGTTTTGATTTGTAATAGTTTCTGTGGTTGTCGTAACAGTAGTTGTAGTTGTTGTAACAATTTCTGTTCCTAAGTCTTCTTCAGTTATGTCAATTTGTGTATCTTCTGTGATAGTTACACCAGGAGTGCAAAGACCTTGAGTGTCAGGTAAGCAATCTGCTTTAGAGAGGAACGAATAGCAAGAAGCTAAGAACAAGTAAACCAAAATTCTTAAGATCATCATTGTCTCCTTTAACCTGTTCTGCTTTTTTGACTTGCATGTAATCCTCTCTGTACATAGATCCCTCAGGAATTTTATCAGGGTTTGCCTCCCAATAAGAGGCTGCCTCGGCTCCAATTAAGCCGTTGACCGGGCATGGAGTTCCTGCGTTTTGCATTGAATCATGAACTCTTGGATCTTGACAAAGCAAACTCACTGCTGCCACTTTCATGCCGTAGGCATAAAGAGCTCTACTTGTGCGAACACGCTCACAAAATTCGTCTGTGATGACGTAACCTGTAGCTACGCCTAAAATATTATTTTGAACACTTCCACCAATTCCGATTTTGCAAATATCAGAATTTGAGTTGAGGACGGTTGGTGCATTCGCTGTTGCTGGTGCATTGTTTAAAACTGTTGAGGACACCGTATTGGTGTTTGCTTTGGAATCTGTAGCGATGGCTACAGTTGTAAATAAAAATAATATTATTAATAATTGTTTCACTTAACATCTCCAACGTTTCCTTGCCTGCCTTAACCTAGAATTAGGATCTTTGGCTGCCTTAGGAAACTTCTTCATTTGTCCTGCACTTCTAGCACAGAAAGATTTTCTTCTTTTTGCTGCTTTACTACCTGGTTTTACTTTACCTGTGACAGCAGTTTTTAACTTTGATCCAGGATTTTCAGCTCTATATCGCTTTACTCCTGCTTTAGTCATTCCCGCCCCACTTTTAGTGGAGCGAAAATATTTTTTAGTTTTTGGTGGCTGTTTATCTGCCATTATCCGAAGATGCAAGTCAGTGAAGTCACATTAGTTAGCGTGGCATGTATTCTATCTTGAAATCTCATACCTGTATCACCGATGTAAGTTTCAATTACTGCTGTAGCAGAAGCAGGAGTATCAATGTCTAACAAAGTTGCTCCTCCACTACCGTCTTTTAAAACGATACTACCAGCAGTTCCACCACAGACAGCGTGAATAGCTATCAGCCTTGCAGGTCCTGTTCCTACATTACCTGTTCCTGTAACTTTAGCCGATCTATAGTTAATCATAACTTACTCCTAACTTAACTTAGGTAAGCTTTCACCTGGTTGACCTTGATCTACTACATAATAGTAAATGATTCCTGTAATTGTTCCACCTGTTGCAGCAGATGAACCTTTACCACCAACAATTTTAATTCTTTCAGTTGAAGGTGTTCCTAAGTCACCAAGGGCTGCACCTGCAGTGGAATCACCACCCCAAATAGTTGCTACATCACCTGTATCTGCATCGGACTCATTTAAAAGACCGTCTACGTCTACAAAGTTTGTACCACCATCAAAATCAGTGAAACCCATATCAATAGTTGGATTTGTTCCACCTGTTGCATCAGGATTATATGCGATACCTGTAACTACGCAGTTCTTTGGAAGAACTACTTTTCTTGTGTCTGTTGCGGATACTTGAACGTCAGTTCCTTGGTCCGCTGTGGGAAGAAAATAAAACTGTGCAGCCATTACCATGCTACCAGCATATGTTTCCCTTTTTGAATCGCCACCATTAGATCTTACGATCCCAGCGAATGTTGTTCTACTTGCCATGTCTTACTCCTTTGTAAGTCCTCCTAAGAGGTCATGTTGTTAATGAAATTGTATTTTGACATAAAAAAAGGGCGTAGTCAAAGACATACGCCCTTAGATATTAATTATAACGGTTAAGCTCTACGCACCTGAAGTTCCGAAAATACCTCTAGGATCAGAGAAACCAAATGAGTATCTCTCTCTAGCTTTGTATCTTACGTTACCTGTGTCGAAATCACCTTCCATATTTGTGGATAGTGCAGTTCTTGTGAAGTGCTTTAAGCCATTAGGTGCATCAGTTTTAATGAAGAATGCGTTCACGTCAGTTAAGAAGTGATTTACTACATAACCTTCAGGAATCATTCCCATGTTTCTGATAGCGTTGACATCATTGTCAGCAGTTCCTGGTCTTAGTGCAGATGACATTAGTCTGTCAGCAGTAAACTGTAATTCTTTTGGAATTATAAGTTTTCTACCTTGTGTTGCAATTTTAAGACCACGCTCATCCACGTATGCAGCAATATCAATTAAAGACTGCTCAAGTGATGTCTCATTAAGATCAGCATCTGTTGCTAATCTGTTTGATAAAAGACCACCTTGTGCTAGTGGGTGTTGTGTATTTATAAGTGATACACCGTCACCACCTGGGTTGGTACCTGCGGCACCTGCCCCTGCGAAGGCTGTATTTAAAACATCAGCGGCCTTTACTTGTTTTGTGTTTGCCATTGATCTTGCAAGAGCTTTTGTGTAACGAGANGAAAGCTGATCATAAAGATTATCTTCGATTGCCTCTTCTGTTATTGCAAAGCCTAATGCAATTGTTTCGTGTGTGTAGCGTGAAGTGTAAGCTTCAACTGCTGTGTCATAAGATATGCCAGCACCTTCTGCCTTAGATGGTGCAGAACCGAAACCTGATAACATTACTTCCTCTTCAAACGCTCTGTCTGAAGATTCATTGTCAAAGATCTCTGCGTGTTCGTTCTCATATCTTGCGTATTCCAAGCCAAACAGTGCGTTTAGACCTGGTTCTAACTCTTTAACGAGTTGACTTCTTGATATAGCCATAGTCTATACTCCTGTTGTATCTGTATACTGATGCTTATTAATTCTAACAAGAATGTTAGCGTTAGCTACAGTATAGTCACTGTTATCAGGATCTGTTGAAAGATCATATACAGCGAAGTTTGAAGCGTTGCTAGTTGCAAAGCTACCACCATCTAATGATACGCCTGAAATACCTGATTTGGTAGATCCTGCGGCATATGTTGCGATGTTAGCTGTTGAACCAACTTGTGCTCGTCCACCGTTTGCGTCATCTACTTTGACTTCGAAAACGACANTAGGATCACTGATNACNTTTGCAACGATATCACTCGCTACAATNCCACCTGGGTAATGGTTTGAAAAAGTTGGTTTTTGTGAAGTTGGGTCTGTATAGAAACAACCATTAAAAACACCAACCAATTCAGCACCCTTACTGTCTCCACGAGAAATAGAACCGTTTGCATTTAATACAACGGGATCTCCCATGAAAATGGAATTCGTTTCGTTACTAGCGATAGTCATCTGTTGTTGACCTTGGCCCTGATATGCAGAACCCATCATTAGCACAGGACGAAATCCAAAGTTGCCTTGTTGATTTGCCATAATATTACTCCTTTGTAATATGCGTTATTAATAGTGTTCGTTAAACAACCCGTGCCGATTACGACTTGTTTCCTGAACCAAAAGTTACTTTGGTTTGCCTTTGGGGTTTGCTGATCGGCATTCTTGGATCCTCGATTTTCAATAGATCACTGTCGACAGCCTCTTTTTGGCTCTCGGTTAAGTTTTTGTAATAAGAGTTTCTCTCTTCAACAGTTTCTATTGGCATACGAGCTAACAGCAACCCACCTACCCCTATAACTCCTGCGTGTTTACCATCGTCAATGGTGGGGAGTTGCCAATCAGGATATTCGTCGGCTCGGACTAATTCCCAACCTTCTCTTAATTTTCCCATGACGTTTTTATTATCGTCAAATCCTCTGACTGATTCCCTTATCCATCGGTGTTTAAACCCATCAGGTGCTGGGGGTGCGTCTAATGATGAAGGTCGAGTCCAACCTTTTTTACGAGTTGTCTTCTCTCTAGTCTCACTAGATCGTAGCGTTTTATTTACCATATTATCTCCAATCTATACATATTTTGCGTATTGTTCAAGTGTAAGCCCTAGTTTTTTTGCTATGGCAACTTGACTAGGTGTTAGTTTAACTTTCTTTGAGCCACTAGTTTTT